AACATACGATAGACTTTATATTCGTCATCACGAGAGGAGGCAGCCTGTGCCGCCTTCTTCGCCTGATAAGCAGCCTGTGCTGCCTTTAGCTTCTTCTTACGAGCCTTCTCCTTCATCTTCTTGTCAATCTTAATCTCCAGTTCAGGCTCCTCCACGTCGACATACAACTCTGGCTCGATTTCAAGCTCGTCCTCACCAGGGTCTTTCGCCTCCTCCTTACCCTCGTCTACCACGGCTCGGCGCTTACGGTATGGCTGAGTGATAATACGAACGTCGGTCTTCTCCTTATTCGGAACAAAGCCGACCGCGTCATAACCGAGTTGGGTCTTGATTTCTCGTCTCATTCCCTCGATGGTCTTTGGAGGCTCCAACCCAGCTCTCTCCAACGCCTCTCGAGCGAGGTTCTTCGGGAGGATCTCGGTGGGGATCGGGGAAGCGCGGAACAATCCGTAAATAAAGCCGGCTCGACGAGCGGCGCGAATCTTGTCTCTATTCATTTAACCTTATACTTAGAAAAAAATCTTTGTTATTAATAACAATGTCATTGACTAAACTCCTGGCACCGCTTGACGAACAAAAGGAAAAGCCTAACCTATCTCCTCTTCCTACCAAGCCCGCTAACATTTGTTTCTGTGCGAAGAAAGGACAGGGAAAGACCACGGTAATCCTCAACCTCCTAACCAACCCAGACTCACCCTACTATAAGGCGTTCGACATGATCTTTCTCGTCTCTCCCACTGCCGCTCGAGATGATAAATACGCCGAGCTCCTCGAGGACATCGGAGACCAACACTATGACGACCTAAATAACGACGTCGTAGAGGATATTATACAGCGAATGGACGCCTATCGAGATGGTTGGAAGAAGAAGAGAAAGCCGCACTTCCTTATCGTGTTTGATGATTGCTTACACGCGATGAAGGGAAAGAAGAGCAGAGCGATGGATCGCCTCGCCACCCAGAACCGACACTTGCTCGTCAGCAACTGGTATGCGACCCAAAAGTGGAACAGCTACCTCCCGACTCTCGTCCGCTCCAACCTCGACTGTATCGGCTTTTGGAGAACGGGTAATAAGAAAGAGTTAGACAGCTTCCTAGAGGAGATGAACGATGACGAGGAGAAGCTTCGGGCTCTCTATGACTTTGCTACGGAAGAACCTTACTCGTTTTTGTGGATCAACCAGTATCACGGTAAACCCTTGTATTTTAAGAAATTCGACCGGATTGAGTATCGAAAAAAGAATCTTGCGTAAAGATAAAATGCCAAAGAAAGAGCCGCAAATCCCGCTCTCGGATGTCGTCCAACTACTCTCCGGTCGTAAACCCGCGAAAAAGAAGAAGGTTGTCCGTCGTAAGAAGCCGGTTCAAGCCGGAACTGGAGCTCGCCAAGGAGATGTGAGACCCACCCACCGTATGACCGGACAGTCTGGCTTCTCTTTTCAACCGTCGCTTATCCACCCGCCAAACCAGCAGTTCATCCAACCTCCTCCCCAGGTCGTTCGTCCCATTAATGACGCAGCTCGTTCACAGACGATTAACATTAATACTAACTACGATCCTGACCGGAGAAAAGAAGTAGTAGAATCAAACTCAAAGAGTGGTGTGGTCTCCATCGAGATGAACCCGAATGACCTAAACCCACGGATATCTTCCCGCCGTCTCATCGAAGGTCCGCCATCAGCTCTCCGGGTGGGTTACCAACCACCCGCTCAGGAATCTTTCCAGCCACAAAACCCAGCGGCTCGACTAAACCCGCGAGTGATCCAGGAAGAAGTAATCCCATCCGCTCCATATGATCCGCTTCGACCGGGTGGTCGCCCTCCCCAGTTAGTAGAAGACATAGAGGAGTATGGAGCGTATGAGAGAGAGCTTCAAGATCAGGCGATGATGGAAGCGGAAGAGTTTGACGGAGACGAGCAAATGCGTCGTATGGTGAAACTCACTCGTCGAAACCCAATTACCGGACAACTCGAACAATATGCTAGAGGAGGAGTTCTTCGTCGGGCTGCTGGAGGTCGTATCCCGCCTGACCATATGATAAAGAGAGACTATATGATTCCGCCTGGTCCTCCCCAAGGCTGGGATGTGTTTCTACCGAGACGTCTAACTGCGTAAGTAATTTATCAGGTTTAATAAATTACACCAAGGTAGTCCTGAAGGAGGAATCGAAACGCTCCCTCACGTAAGGTTTTGACTAGGAAAATCAAGGCCTGCTGAATTACAACTTCCAGCACGCCAGAACGAGACGTAAAAAAGAACGGACAAGGCTAGGAGAGGAGATCTTAGGAGTAGTCAGCTGAGAGAGAAAGTCCTTGCGGCTCACCCAGCGCTTAGGGAGGGAGGAGACACAATGTCCCTTTAGCTCTTCCACGAACGAGTCTTCCTTCTGAAACCAGCGCACGTAGAGAACAATGTGGAAAGGCTCCAAGTCCTGCTTGGCGAGCTGGAGACGAGCGTCCTTCTCTCTTAGGTCAACGAGGAGAAAGTCGAACTCGAGGTCAGAAAAGTCGAGGTTGGCGAGGTGAGCCGACCAACGGAGGATCTTACCGTTCTCTCGTAGGACGTCCAAGTCTTCGTTGGAGAGGTCTTTAGAGTAGCAGACAACCACTCTCTTCTCGCGCTCTTCAATCTCCCGAACCTCCACTTTGGAGTCGAAAGATACATGTAAATTGTCGAATGAGGCCATTTACTCTTATTAGAGATTTTTTTTCCAAACCGTTTTAATGTGAACCCCGCCACGAGGGTCGACGTAATGATACTTTAAACAAACTGTGAGGTCGTCTACTCGAACCAATGTTAGCTCTTTTATAGCTGCGGGCATCTTTACCATAGACAAGATTTTAAAATCTTCTTCCCATTCGACCGGCCTGAAACAACCCCTTTGGCAACGGAGGAAGATTGGCGATACGGCCTCCTTTGCGACGCCAGAGCTCCTCAAACACCTCTCGAGCCTTACCCGCCAACGAGGTAGCCTTCTCGGCGAGAACCTTTGAGAAAGTCGGTGTTTCTTCAATCAACTCGGTCAAGTCCTGCTTTATAAATTCACGCAAGTTCGAGGTTAATAAACCGTTCGCCTGGAAAGAGGAGATGAGAAGGTCTTGGCAGTTATTCTCAAGAGGATGATATCTAACAAATTTATCCAAACCAACCGCGTCAATCGACTTTTTAATAAAGTCGCCAAGAGGGATATTCTTTCCGCTTGCCTGAACACTTTCCGCCTTCTCACTCGGCTTTCCCGTGTAGACGTTTAGCACAGGTCTCTCGTTTCGCTCGTAAATCAGTCTAGTCCCGTCGGCTAGTTCTAAGATCGCAAAGAGATGGAAGAATCCGGCTTCTCCCTGCTTTTGAGCGACTTCTGAAAACTTACCCGCAGTAAGAGCGTTAGCGAACAAGTTCACTCCGCTAGAAAGAGGCTCGCGGACGACTTGAATCGACCGAATTGACTCAGACTCGTACTTTTTTAGCGTGTCTCGGAAGCTCTTAGGAAGACGGTTATCTCCAAATAAGCTGCTGAACGCTTCTTTGACGCGGGAGAGACCGCTAGCGATCCAGCTTCCAAGACCTTTTCGTTGAACTCGCTGAACTCGTTGAACTCTTTTACTCATTTTAAAGATTATCTCGGATAATATTTAGAAATGTCGTTAGACGGATCGGCAAACTATTTCCCTCTTACGATTAATGGGTTACAAGAAATCTCCGCGGACTCCTCCTCGGTAACAACCTTACAAGTTAACTCTCTTACTCCCAACCGCGTTGTCGTATCGGATGGAAGCAACTACCTCGTGTCAGCGGGCGCCTCCACGACCGAAGTGGATTACCTCATTGGAACCTCGTCCAACGTCCAATCACAGCTAAATGCGCGAGCTACTACAAGCTATGTAGACACTAACTTTCTAAACAAGACAACCTCCTCCGACCAAACGGTTGCCGGAAAGGTAACCTACACAAAAGAACTTGTCGTTTCGGACGAGAAAGTAGCTAATCTCGCGAGTAAAGTGGTGGTGGACGCCAACTATCAGAACCTTATCACCTCTGCTAACGTATCTGTTAGCCAGAACTTTGGAACCATCACTAACGCTCTTGGCGTCTACCAGTCAACGACCAACACCTCGGCCGGAACTCCGATCCTCATCTTCTTTCCTATCACTAACACGAAGAGATACCGCTTTACCGTAGAGGTTCTCGTAGAAGACACTGGAGCGACTTGGTATGTAGCCCCATTCCAGTCGGTAGACAATGTCAACCCCGTGACCTACGGCCTCCTCCCTTTTACTGTCATATCCGCTAACACGTCTGTCTACACGCTCGTTGATTTATCCTTTGAAGCAGTCACCACCGGAAACGTTGTCGTAAGCGTAGAGAGTGATTTAGGAGCGGGAAACGATAAAGCCTTCAAGTGGAAGAACTTGACCGTTTACGAGGAAGGTGTAGCTCTAACCAATGTGAGTATGCCAGCACAGCTAGCCGATCGAGTTGTTGTCTTGAACGATAAGAAGCAGCTTGTCTCCTCGGGAATTAGTACTACCAAGCTAGGCTATCTTGATAATGTTTCTAGTGATATTCAGACGCAGTTGAATAACCGACTAACCCTCTCGGGAAGCAATGCGAACCAGAATATCGTTATTGGAGCGTATAAAGTTCAGTCTTCTGCTACTCCCTCGACGGGTAATGACTACACAAACAAGACGTATGTAGACGGAGCGATTTCTGGACTAAGCTCGGTGTATGTCCTCAAGAGCGGAGATACAATGACTGGTGCGTTGACCGTTAACGCTGCGGTAAACGTAGGAAATCGTTTCTTAGGAACTCCAGATTCTAGTCCGTCCGGAAACTTTTGGATGGGTTTAAGAGGAACGGGGACGGAAGTAGATCGATTAGCAATATCCATTGCCGGAAATTCAACTACGGGTGTAGTGAGTGGTGTCTATATCCCAAAAGTGTTGTATCTTCAGTCTGCTAGCGCAACTACCGCGTTCCAAGTCTTCTCGACTCAGAGTAACCATTATGATGGAACAGCGTCTGATACTTACCTAATGTCAGGTATTGATGGATATCTAACCATCGCGAAGAAGACGACTCAGAATGACACAGAAGCCTGCTTGATGTTGGGAACGGATAATGACATGTCGGAACTAGCGAGTGTGACAACAGATGGATCAGATATAATGCCAATAAAAATAAGAGGAACCGTAGCTAATATCCAAGGTCAATATATTGACTATGATTCTCGTTTGAATAACCCTTCTCTTGCTCAGCTTGTTATTAGTAATTATCAAAATGGAGAGAGACTTCTGCTTGGTAACTACTATACAGCGGGCGTTGGTTCTGGATGTTTTATTCAGTCATCGGATTACTACACTTCAGCTGATCACGGGACAGAATTACTATTAAACCCATTAGGAGGATACGTTGGTGTTGGGACTAATAGTCCTAGTTATCCGTTAGAGGTTATTGGAAACGTTAGGTCAACTACTGGGTTCCTTCTCAATAATCTTGGTGATTGTCGTTTTTATAATGGAACGGCTGATTCTTATAGTCCTACGACAAAAGCTAATAACCTTATTATCAAGTCGTGGTGGGGAATAGGTTATGAGTCGTATGATGGAGGTGTTCGTATTGCTATGGATACTAGAACTGGAGATGCCTACTATGCCGGAAAGATTGGTATCGGAACGGACACTCCAGAAGCTCGTTTACACGTCTCTGCTTCTGGTGGAGGTAATCCATCCACTAACGGTATTTACGTGTATAATACCAATAACACAGCGAGTCAAGACGCAATTGTTACCGTTCGTGTTGCTGGTTCATCCGCTGGAGACGCATTCACTTCATACGATATTGCGGCAGAATATGGCTGGGCTAGTGGTATTCGTAATACCGATAACGCCTATGTGATTAATCAGGGATGGGATAACGTTAGAAACGCAGAAAAGTTCGTTATTTACCCAGGAGGAAATGTATATATACCAGGGAACGTTGGTTTCGGTGGAACTGCTGATATGAATGGAAAAATCAATATTCGCAATCCAAATGGGTCATACAGTCATATTGGTTACTCTAACAATAGCAATTACTTTAGGGGAGACTGGACAATCATTGATAGTGGTTTACAAGTAAACGGGACAAACTTTTATAGAGGTCAAAACCCAACTACCACAAACAACACCTATAACAATACAACCACCCGTCTAATGTTTCGGGAGGGTGATGGTTATGTTAGACACGGAGACTGTAGCACGTGGACGTATCGTAATAATTCAGTCGCTTGGACAGGTGGATTAATTCTAAATAACTCGCTTTACCGAGTTTCTGCCTCCTCAACGATTATATTTACTATTCAAGGATCTTGGTGGGCGACCTCTGGAGGAAATAAGGATTTTATTATAGAACTCTGGTCTGGTCCTGTTCAACCATTTGTTGGCACTCTAAAAGTATATACCTCTGTTCGAAAATACTTTAACATCACAGTAAATCACGAGACGATTACTATTCCTATTACCTACACATCATCTGAACTTGGTGCTACTACGGGATGGTATTCGTTTTACTTTTACGCTGGAGGAGGAGGAATTACAAGTGATTCAAATGATACTATCTGGTGGAGTGCGCAAATCATAGGTTAAATTATCTTACTCTATAGTAAATGGATGATACTATTCAGATCACAAGACCGGAAAATTTACCCGTTCCTTTTTTAGAGTTAGAAACTATTTGTCTCGCTGACTTGACCAAAGAACAGAGAGCAGAGTTCGTTAGCAAATGTTGCCCCAGAACAAAGAAGCATATCGAGGAAACAGAAGCCTCAGGTTGGTATGACCAGTGTCACAAAACGGATAGATGTAAGCAGATGAGAGAGGAGAAAGAGCTTCTAACCCAGACTCTCCAAGAACGCAACCAGATCCTCGAGTCTCGTCTCGCCAAGTTAGAGGCTCTGTTGGAAAAGAATGGTTTGTTCTAATTTTTCTTGTGTATCTAATAAAGATGCACAAGCGAGAAAGAAGTTGTAAGAAATTTATCAACTATCAACCCCCAAAGGAGTCAAAGCCCGAGCTACCAAAGGAACCGAAGGAACCGAAGGAACTGAAACAAGTCCCGGTCGAAGCAGCTCCTTCTGAGGAACTCCAACCCTCCCCCTCGTCGTCCCTCCTCGTTGTTCCTCATAAGGAACCCCTTAATCTCCTCGAGTTGAAGAGCGAGGTGGATCGTTTAAACTCGGTGATGGTCGAGTATATGAAGAAGACAGAAGAGCGCTTTGAGAAGTTGGCTGTGCTTTTATCGCGGTCGGGGTAGTCGACCTGGCGATCTCCACTAGCAAGTCATAGCCTCTCTCTCGGACTTTAGCGGGTAGGTTGGGTTTCGCCAAAAGTTCGTAGATAGTCGCTGAAATTTCTTGCATTTATTATCTAGTCTAGATTATAAATGGATAAAATAAACGTAAAAGAACTCTCGCTGATGCGGTCGTTTCACGAGAAGATCCGTCAAACCGCTTCTCCTCACCTCCCAAAAGTAGTACTACCGACGAGTGACTCGAAAGCGGTAATCCCGTTTGAATTTTTATCTCCAGTAAAAGGTAAATGAGCGTGTGGAAAGATATCATTGACAAGACGAGAGAGAATCTAGACGAAATCCGAAAGAAGAACCAAGACGAAGCTCTCCGGCAGGCCTATCTAAAGGCTCAGGAGATCTCCACTCGAGCACAGAGGGAAATATCAGGCTAAGCTGGCGGAGGAGAAGGATTCCCTCGACAAACTGCTCGCGTCTACGCGCTCGGCTCCAAAGGAGTTCGCGGCTGTAAAAAAGTCGACTGTGGGAAATCCGGGTAAAGGAAAATCCGTTGGAGGAAAGTTCTAATTTTTTATCTGCTCTATGATAAAGAATATGGGAAACGCTTGGCTTGCTGAACGCAAACGTAAAATCGGAGACGAAGAGATGAGAGAGGCCGGTATCGACACTGACCGCATCGTAAGAGAGGACAGGGAGGTTCCCGACTTTCCAGACAACCGAAGTGGAGTTATCTTCTTCCAACGCGCTCCTCCAGAGTATATCCGGAAACACGCAAACGACAAGTTCTCGATGAAGGGAAGAAAGCGAATGAGCTTTAAAGAGCGCCTCGACCTACCGAGTTGGAATGCCGACTCGGTCAAGGCGATGTATGGACCAGAGGCCTGGGTGAAGAGTAAGGAGTTGTTGAAGGCTGCCTTTAAGGGAGATACAGACGTATTTGCTGACTTTGCCTCTGAAGCCTTTCGTCGAGGTGGACAGGTCGGACACGGTGGTCGTCAGAATCGTCGTTTCTGAATAGAGCTACCATAGTAATCTTTTAGCCAATACTTCTGGTTGTGTTTTTCGAGTATGACGAAGATGGTAAAGTCTTCTCCTCTCCTCCGCGACCTCTTTCCCGAAACGCTTCTTATACGTAGGATAGTCGAGGTATCTAACATCTCCGATCGACGCGATTCTATCCCCGTCTCGAAATACATCTATCTTCTTGTTCTTCCTCTGACTCGGCTTCACCTGAACGCCAATCTCACGAGCGCGCTGACGTGTGTAATCTGTGATATAGTAGCTCATTTAGAAATAGGTGTAGAAAAAAAACTATTTAAAGACTATACATAACATAAAATGGAGCATTTGAATCAACTCGAAGGATTTTCAGCGGGAGACTGGACGTATGAGCAGGTAATCTACGCCTGGGATCCGGAAGAAGATAACTCTGAAGTCGACTATTACCTCTATCTCCACGAGCGTTATCGTTCGGAGGATGGAGGAATCGAACTAGAGGTTCAGCCGGATGGAGGTTGGTGCGTCTATGTGAGATGGGGAGTTGACGGTAATTCTCAGGCATTCGGAAGCTTGGAAGAAGCCGTCGAGTTTTGGCATACGATTAATTAGCTCCAAAGGAGCCGAGCTCGAGTCCGAGCCGAGCGCTAGTCGCGAGCGCGTAGCCGCGAGTAAACTTTTTAGCTAAAGAGTTTACCAAGGAGGAACGACGAGGGGGGAAGAGGAGAGAGGGAAGAAGATTTAACGCAGCAACTCCACTGAGCCATCCGCCGAGATCGCCATCTGCTCGTCCGAGATAAAGTGGAAGAACTGGGTCGAGGCGGTAGCACCGACCGTGTATTGGATGGAGGAGACAGAGACTGGAGAACCGGCGAAAGCGAGCGGCTCGTTAGTGCGCAAGCACGAGCAAGCGATGAAGAAGCCGCCGCTCAAGTAAGTGCCACCCTGAACCGATAGAGAGTCCGTGCCATTCGAGACGACATCCGACACCGACGGGTCGAACAGCTTGGAGAACACCTTCTGGGACTCGGCAAAGCACAGAGCCGGCTGGGTAGTCGTATTTAGCGGAACCGAGTTGACGCGACGACCATCCAGAGACACCTCAAAGGCTGACAGCGAGTTGTTCACCGAGGCCTTGTTGGCAGTAGCGCTCGTCAAGTCAGCAGTCGGGACTTGGGTCATCGCCACACCGCGCAGAGAGGAACGGTTTAGAGCTAGCGAGTAAGTAGCAGTTGAAGCACCGTTGGTCTGCTGAGTCGAGGTCTGGTAAGCAGTGTAAGAGTAGATGTATTTGTTGCCGCTCGCCAGCTGGTTACGAACCATCTCCAGGAACGACATCTCCGGCATCACCTTGTCGTAGACGAGAGCAACGTCCGAGATGACCAAGCCAGTCGGAGCCACACCAGCACCATCGTTGGCCGCGTTTCTCATGTAAAGAGCACGGGCGATCGAGTTCCAGTTAATGGTGATGGTCATTGAGCCCTGTAGCAGGGAGGCCGGGAAAGCCTGACCGGCTGAGCCCAACGAACCAGGGAGCGGGCAGACACAGCTTAGAGCACCAGCAGCCAAAACACCACCGGCGTTCACAGCGTATTGGGAGGCGGCGTGCATCAGGATCTCGGCGTCGTGAGAGACAAAGTCGGCCGAGGAGGCGTGAGTAAACAGCAAGTCAACCAGCTGGTCAAAGTTGTTCAAGTTGTCAATCTGCTGACCGTTAATCGAGACCTGAACCGAGTTGATGAGAGCCGAACACAGACCGGACGGACCAGAGAAGCCGAAGCGGTTGGTGTTGGTGCCACCGGCGATCTGAACCTTCCAAGTCAGGTAAGGATTGCAGATGTAGCCAGCGCTCGACGAGAGAGGAATCTGGAGAGTCGAGACACCACCCTCTGACTGACTACCCGTGATGGCCGGCACGTAAACGGTGGAGACCTGGGAGTTGATCGGGCGGGGCTGGCGGTTGGACTTGAACGACTCGGGAACGGCTTCAGCGTTGGCCGGGAGCGGGTATTGGATCGATTGCGAAACGTGGTGGAGAGACATCTTTTAGTATCAAGTCGAGATACTAAAAACAAAAAAAAATTTCTCTACTGCGTTCGTTGAAATTTGCTCTTTCGGCGTTCAACCGGATGAATCTGTTCTTTTACACTCACAGGCTTCACCCGACTGACGACCTGGCGAGCGGGTGTTGGAGGCTCAGGCATTGGTTCCATCTCCAACTTTTTCAGGTAGTCTGGGCTTCCCCATCCAATTCGGTTATGCTTGAACATTTTTTACATATCCACAAGATTTAAAATCCACCGTTAAGTTTTTCGATCTCGAGCGTCAACAAGCATCCGCCAAAGTGGGTAGGTTGTGCTCCTGTGTTGTAGTCTACAATATTAAGGTTCATTCGGCCGTTGAGATTTGCCTTGTTGATCGAGTATTCGTTCTTCCCCGTATCAAAGTTAACAGTTGATACCGCTCCCGTAAAGATGGTTAGATAACCAAGAGAGCTGTAGGGGAAGCGGAGGACATCCGAGCGGACTTGGACTACGTGGTGAGCGGAAGAACTGTTTGTGTTGTAATATTGGACGTTAATCACCTTGATGTTCGCGTCTCCTGACACAGGAATCGAAAAGTCGCTTCCGTTGTTGGACGGGGTGATATAGAATTGGCAGAGTGGCATCTTTACCGATTAGAAAGATTTTATTTCAAACACAATCCACAACGGTCGTCTCCACATCTCTTCGAAGGATACATCTTCTTCTTGACGTCCCATCCCTGAGGGATAGGAAGAGAGATTCCGTGGTCAAGTAGCCATCTCTCCACCTGGCTCGCGTATTTCCTCGGAACGGCGACTTCGTTTGGCATCACGACGACGGGCTCGAGAGAGTTCATCGGCTTCTTCTTCTCGGAGACATACTTTCCCGGATAGTGCTTCATCATCCAGGCCACAGGGCGAGGGACGACGAGACTACCGGCCTCCATCCTCGCCATAATCGTATCCTCGTCCAAGTGTTGTCGCGGTATGGAAGGGTGGGATTCTATCCAGCCTCCTCTAGAAAGGTTGCGGGGTCGTGAGTTGATCAGGAAGATCTTGTGGCCTTGTGGGTTTCTGTAGAAGGGCATCTTTAATGTTAGTCAAGAGAGTTTTATCGGGGATTTTCTTTGAGAGCTTCTGCTTGTATTTCTCGATCTTCTGAAGCTCCTCCTCTCGCGCTGCTAACAAACGCTGCTCCTCGTCAGTAGTATTTACCTGGAGTTGAAATGTCGTAGCGACGATTGGAGTGTAGGCTGGTAGTACTACTTCTTCGATATACATTGTTAAACTCCAATCCAATCCTCTTAGATCGAGAGGAGTATAGGACAAATTAGAGGTTAGATAAAGGTTGAAGCTTGTGATGAACTCGTCATTGAGAAGGACACTCTCCGACTGCTCGTTCCAATGAATGTAGGTGTTTTGGTTGGTGGTGATAGGGATATGATAGAGGATATCTGAGAACGTGTCTGTCTCTATGATCCACTCTCGGTTTCGGATCTGGTGGAGGTCTCCCGAGCGGATATATAAACGGTTCACCGGGTTAGCCACGGCAGTCTTGGTGGAGGCCTGTGGGGAGACAGAGGAGATGGTAATGCTTTCCGAGAAACCAAAGAATAGACCGAGAGTCTGGTTGAGGTCGAACCGTAGGGTTATACTTCCACCGGCCGCCATAATAAACGTGTCTTGACCAGTGATAGAAGAATAGGTAAACGTTAATTGTGGGTTAAAGCCAATAAAACTTCCGCTACTGATTTGGCACACTGTGGTTAGTTCTGCTGCTAACGCCGAGGCGATACTAGAGGTTGTATAGTTTCCAGGAGTGAGTGAGATGGTAGAGTTCTTACTATTGACTCCATCCGAGAAGACTACTTGGAGTTGGTTATATTCGGAGGAGAGTTGATAGAAGGAGAACGGGATGGTGGCCGATACCACCTTGACCGAGAACAGACTATTCTTTGCCTGTTTCTGGATGGGCTGACTAAGGAGTAGGTTGAAGTCAGTGTTGGTTCCCTGTGCTCTCCGGCGACTGTCTATCGTGTAGATATACTTGGCGACGGTTGTCATTTAGAGATAGACAAGATAAAACTTCTTTGTTATCCAACAGCTGGAGTAGTCGTTCGATACGCTTCCACTTTTCCTCCTCCTCCCGAGCGTCCGGGAGTTTCCAGTTTCCTCGTGCTATCTCTTCCGGGGAGTAGATGAACTTGGACGGATTAAGGCAGTCTTCAATCTGCTTGCGAGTTGCTCCTCTTACTTTAAACATCTTCTTTGTAATCCATAGAAGATTATATTTTGTTAATAAAATATCTCGGGGCTGATCTGAAACACGAGCAGAGTCTCCTTCTTGATATGATATCTCTCTAGGTTATACCTTTGGATGTATTCTCGGTGAGCAGGGTCTTGGTGGTATTTCTCCCTCTGCTTCTGGGCGATATGGTCTCGGTGGGATTCTCTCCACTTTTTGTTCGCTCTCTTCTTTGCTTCTGTCGTCATATGTTCTATAATAAAGATTATTTTTAAATAGGTATTTTTTTCGGACGATACGATCACGATGATAAACCATTCATTAGATCATGATCTGACCCCTGGCAGGGAATTCTGCTAAGGCCCTTAGCGGGAGGAGATGGGAAATGCCAGGGCTGCCAGTGCCACCCTTCGTTTTTTTGTTCGAGTAAAATATATATGATCTACGGGGGTATACGGAAATATTCCAACACCTCTCTGATCTCCCATTTTCTATACTAAAATATATGATTTATCTATGGTAAGGGTGGTAGATAAAGAATTTGAAGGAGGCTCTTAGCAGAATTTGCTGCCACCCCTCCTCGCATAAAAAGGGTGGCAGAGGGGTGGCAATCGATCGGATGGGTGGCAGCGAAAAAATTAAAAGTTTAAATATTTTCTCACAAGTAAGCAAAATGCCAAAACGCCAAGTTGTTGATCACGTCCAGACCGGTGAAGTATTGCTCGTGGAGAAGGAAGCCCTCCCTCAGAAAGCTATCGAACTATCTCATCGCCAGGCAGAGAAGCTCCTCCGCCCGAAGGCTCCCCGAACGGAGGCACAGATAGCCAACACCAAGCGCCTCGTCGAGCTAAACCGTCAGAGAGCGAATGAGTGGAAAGAGAAGAAGGGACTCATCGTCCAGTCTCCCAATGAGGAGAAGGAGATCCCTGCGGAAGTCGCGGCTGATAAGGTTCCTATCCGTATCAAACCGAAGAACAAGTATGAACGTAAGCTCCCCGCCTGGAACTCTCCTGACACGTTGGAGATGCTCGAGAAGAAGGCAGCAGAAGTGGCACCGAAGGAACCGAGTGCGTTGCCGCGAGCTCCCCACGCTCCGGCTCGAGTCAAAGCTCCTCCCAAACCCAAAACCAAACCTCAACCGGTGACTCCTCCATCTTATTACGAGTCAGAGTCAGAAGAAGAGGAAGATGAACCACAGCCTCTACCTCCGCCAAAGAGAAAGGCTCCCGTCCGTCGCAAGATAGTTCAGAGTGATACGAGCGAGACGGAGACTACAGACACGGAGACAGAGATGACTCGTGTCCAGAAGTATGTCCGTAAGGCAGCCGCTCGAATGGATGCGGTCAAGCAGATTGACGAGCGATTGAAACAAGTCTCCAACAAATACGCGGCGGCCGGACTTAGCGTTTTCTAAAAAAAAAATTTGTTATCTCGATAGATAACAAAACACACAATGCCCAAGAAAGCTCAAGCTCAACTGATGATCCCGATTCCCAAGCGTTCTCTTGGAGGAGCCCTAGGTCGCCTCGCTGGTGGTCTCGGCTCAATGCTCTTCCCAATTAAGGGAGTAGATGGTGCCCAAGTAGGCGAGACCATCGGCTCACTCCTTCCGTTCAAGCGCGGTGGTAAGGCTCCCGCTCGTAAGCGCGGCGGTGCTGTCAAGGCTCGCAAGCGCGGTGGTATGTAAGTAGATATTCTTTATTCAATCGAATAGAGAATTACTTTTTCAAGATATAGTTCTTCTGTTCCTGTGTCGAGTGCCCCATATACTCTGCGTCTCTCTTCTGCTCGTCATCTACGTCAGTATACTTGTCCATCAGATATAGATGGCGGAGAGCAGAAGTCGACACGTTGCGACCAAAGATATCATTCAACATATGAGAGAGTTGGACTTGTGTGATCGGGCCAGAGCGGCTAACGTTCATCAGCAACCACGGGTGAGGGTTTCTCTCCATCCACCACTCGATGAGCTTGCCCAATGCCTCTGGAATGTCCAACGCCTGTTCTCCGTAAACCTTCTTGGTCTTGTATTCGCGGAAAACGAACTGATAACGCTTGATCGTCTTACGCTTGATCTTCTCGGTAAGCACTCGCATAAAGTTAACCTCGTCTTCTTTCTCGTCGTAGTCCCGGATCGCAAACTTGACCCAGTCTTGAGAACGACGCGGAGGAATGTCTGTGAGACAGCGGAGGATTACGTAAGACTGAACTAGACGGAACTCCTTCTTATTCAAGTCCTTCTTATCACCAAGCTTAGCGACCTCCTGCTCGTACTTTTTTACAGTATCGAGGACATCCTCCCAGCCAAAATCAGAGAACAGAGTCTTCTCCTTCTCTGACATTACCTGACTCTCTTCTTCCTTACGAACCTTGGCAGAGTCAGACATCATCGACTGACGGATGAGGTCTACTGCCTTCTCGTTCTTTGTGTTTAGGATATAGATGAGAACCGCCGAGAGTCGAGTCTTGCGAACCTTTGGGTCGGTGTCCTTGTAGTGCTCGATAACCTTCTTGTAAGAGTCGGCTAGCTTAGCTGGGTCGTGGGGAAGACCTAGAGCCTTACATAGATTTCGGATGATCGAACTGTAGGTTCGGAGAGAGCTCATCGTCAGGTTGGGGCGATTGTCTTTGAAAACTTTGATAATGTCGGGTGAAGTCATTTTACTATATGCTGAGATTTTATTTTAAGAATTTTTTTTTCGAACCCATATGACAAAAAAGAATAATTTATCAGGTTAATATTTTATTAGTATCAGTTATAAACCAGAATTTTTATTATCTGAGGTGGTTTATAAGGCTAATTAGTAATAAAAATCGATTTCTTTAATGAATTAGCCTTATAAACCTCTAGAATTAATAAATATTTTGCTTAATAAGGTTAGTTAATAAGTTATTAACCAACAATTTTACTTTATCTAGTAAGAATAATTTTACTTTACATTGCCACTTCGATGAGGCGACGAAGAGCTACATACTTCATCGCCTTGGAAAAGACAAAGACGGCGATGCGCTCTCCCTTCTCGTAGTAGTCGCATTGGTTAAGCTTGAGTTGGATGATGGCGGTTCGGCTAGTGGTCTGACTCGAGAACACAACATAGTCCCCGTTGTCCTCTACGTAGACATTCGGGTCGGCGATGAGCTGGAGAAGATTTTCGTGAATGACTTGACGCATTTATAATATCCCCAAGAAAATAAATTATAATTTATTTTTTCAACGACCCGATCGAAAAAAATAAAAATAAATTATTTTCGGAATGTATGTTTAAACAGATACATTACATAAAATGTCAGAGTTCAAGGGAAAGATGAAACTAACTGAGGAGGTTGACCTCCAGGCGCTCAAGACGATCGTCGACAACTTTCCGGAAGTCTTTTCGCGGATGGGTGGGAAGATGAAAGTCCAATCTGCTGATAACCCAGTTCTCTATGTCAATGTTTCCGATCTACGTCAGGCGGAGACCAAGATAAAGGAGTTGTATTTATCCAAGAAGAAGTCTCCCATCGTAGAGTATCAATACAAGGGAGCGACTTACGGTAGACGCTTCCGTAAACCTACGACTCCTTCTCTCCAGGAGACAGCTCGCCCGATCCGCCACGCTATCGCCAAGAACATCTACCACGACCTCGACATTAAGAACGCTCACCCACTCTTCCTGTGGCAGCTGTGCCAGAAGATGGACTTTCCCCATCCGATCCTAAAGACCTACGTCGAGGGAGACCGCGAAGGCTTTCTCCGCTCGATGTTCGGAATCAAGTATAACCGCAAGGTAGAGGAGACGGAAGATTCTATCGTGATGGAGGAAGCTGTTCTCTCTACTCGTGATGAGGCGAAGGCTTTCTTTCTCTCCATCCTCAATGGAGGTGGAACCGGGAAGACGGGCAATGAGCAGCTCGACGACTTTTACAAACAGCAGCAGCTCTTCCTGAAAAACTTTTACGAGGCAAAGGAGAACGCCAAGTATCGAAAGCGCGCGGAAAAGACGTATGAGAACTCGGGTAGAACTTGGGATAACCGTCGTGGAACCGCCCTGAACTTGTATCTCTGCGAGATCGAGAACATCGTCCTAACTCATATGGAGGAGTATCTAACCTCACAGAAAGTAGCCTACGGAACTCTCTGCTTCGACGGTCTAATGGTTTATCGTAAATCGGTAAAAGACCTTCCTGCTCTCCTCCAAGGTCTTAGCGACTTTGTTCAGATCAAGATGGGCTATCCGATTACTATTACCTCGAAGGAGATGGACGAAGACGTCGACCTAACTGGTCTCGCTCCGAAAGACGACGAGAAGCAAGAGGAGCTTCCAGAGTCCGAGTTTCCAGAGCTGGAGTGGGAGGAAGACTTGGAGTATAACCACGAGCGGGTAATGAATTACTGTTTTACTTACGAAAAGTTTTGCGAGAATGGACATAACTTAAAAATTCTTAGAAAAAGAATTTACGAGTATATGGATCACTTCTTTGCGACGATTGAGGGAAACCAGCAGTATCCTCTCCGTATGGTCTTTCACCGAGTCAACGGTCGTCGTATGAGAAAGAACTTTATCCGTATGAAGGAGAGCTGGAAGGCCTACTGCCTCGACAAGACGGTTCTCGCCCAGAAGCTTCGTGATAAGGACTCGGGTAAGCTAATCATTCTCTTTTCGATGGATGGTTATCTAACCTACTTTGAACGTCGCAAGTATTCCCGCTTTGGCTACTACCCCTCTACGGAGGAGAAACACTTCTTCAACACCTTCTCGGGGTTCGCCTATCAGGATGATGGGAAGCCTATCGATATGAGAAAGATTCAACCCTTCCTCGACCATATCAAAAACATCCTCTGTCGAAAGAACGAGAAATGCTACCAGCACTTTATCAAACACTTTGCCCGTCTCCTCCAGAAGCCGGAGGAGAAGAGTCGTATCGCGCTCGTCATTCGTTCGGACGGAGAGGGGGCGGGTAAGGGTGTGGTCTTATCTCTCCTCGGTAGTCTAATGGGAGTTTATGATAAGGATACGGGAGCGATGGGAAGCTTTCGAGAGATTCACGACGTCGACAAGATCTTTGGTCGGTTTAACGGTCTCCTCGAGGGAGCTCAAGTCGTCTGGTGTGACGAGGCGTTTTGGGGAGGTGATAAGAAGGCCTATGGTAAGCTGCTCGGACTTATTACCGAGGACACGCTTACTATCGAGCAGAAAGGGTATGAGGCGTATGTCTGCCAGAACTTTGTTAACTTGATTATGACTTCTAACGCCGACTGGGTGGTACCGGCTTCCGCTAAGAGCCGACGCTTCTTTGTTCTCGACGCGGATAACGCCTATTCAGGAGTTGCGACAAAAGAGTCTGTCGCCTACTTTAAACGACTCGTCGAGACGGATAAGCAGACACTCGCTAACTACCTATACCGCTTGGACATCTCTACGTTCGACCCGACTCAGATTCCACAGACCGAGGCTCTCTTCGAGCAGAAGAAGCTTTCGATGACTTCTCCGATCCAGTGGTTGATGGATCGCCTAGGAGACGTTGAGCGCTGGAAGGATTATGTGGAAGGTTTTCGTAAGGAGGATATCTACGACGACTATGTCGACTGGTGCTCGAGAAGCAAGGCGTTCAAGACCGAACCTTCTAATATGTTTTGGAAGCATATCAAGAACATCTTTGGAGAGACAAGCAAGCGGGTCTCTCGGGACGGAGAGAGAATCTGGTTGGTTACTTTTCCGGAACACGAGAAGAGTCTCCTCTCCTTCTGTGAGGCATATAAGATGGAGGTTGATGATCTCCGTCGAGAGCTTGGGTTTGAAGTCGAGGAGGAATTGGTAATTGAGGTTGAGTCGGAGGAGGATGAGGAGGAGCTAGTTATTGAGATGTAAGGTAAGTCGATATCCTATCAATCGATATGATGTCTGCCACAGTTCGGGATCGCTGCCACCCCTCTGCCACCCTTTTTATAGGAGGAAGGGTGGCAGCAAAATCCGCTAAGAGCCTCCTTCAAAATCTCTATCTACCACCCTTACCATAGATAAAATAGATATATTACTATAGAAAATGGGAGATCAGAGGGGTAGTGGATATTTTCCATACACCCCCCAGATCATATGTTTTTTTACCCGAGTAAAAAAACGAGGGGTGACACTGGCAGCCCTGGCATTTCCCATCTCCTCCCGCTAAGGGGCTTAGCGGAATTCCCTGCCAGGGGTCAGATCGTGATTTAATGAATGGTTTTCACTTGAACATACGATAGACTTTATATTCGTCATCACGAGAGGAGGCAGCCTGTGCCGCCTTCTTCGCCTGATAAGCAGCCTGTGCTGCCTTTAGCTTCTTCTTACGAGCCTTCTCCTTCATCTTCTTGTCAA